GCTTGTTTATTCTCCTCGAGAACTTCAGAGTCAGGTATTATTGCGTCTGCTGACCAACAAGTAGGGGGCTGTACGTTAGACGAGCTGTAGTCTCCAGAATAATAGATCCTTGCAGCAGGGGCAATCCCCACAATAACAACGTCTATAGATTCGGGCGGCTCGTCAAATGGTAAACCATTAAACTTGTTATCAAACAAACTAATACGTGTGACATTGCTTGTCATTGTTGATACCTTAAAAATCTTCGTCTAGGTTTTCGAGCACTACGGTTGGCTCGTCGTCATCCATTGTGGCTACTTCCTCCTGCCAAGAAGGCGCTACTTTTTTGGTGCCCTTACCACCCCTAAGCGCCTCTGTAATCGCCTCAAGGTCGTACCTATAGGTCTTACCAACATGGATATATAGATTTTTTGGGATACGCTCTGTACGAATCCATGTGCGTAATGTTGATTCCGAAACCCGAAGATGTTCGGCAAGCTCCAGTATAGTTACAAAGGGGGAGGTACTCATTTCTTCTTCCTTATATTAAGTGTGTATGTTGACTGCGCGTTTAAACCTGCTGGCAGTTTGTCAGGGTTCTCTTCAAGAAACGTCTTGACGTTGTTCTGATTAAGTTTCTTCACAAAAAAGCCCAAGCAATCATTTTCTATGACAAACTTATTCATTGAATCCCAATCAGATGTCCAGTAGTTCTTCTGGACAGATCTGTAAAACAACCCTTCTGTAGTTTTTACGCTGTCTAGATTACGAGTTTTACAGTAGTCCAATAAGGTGCTCTTTATAGCTTCTTGTTGCTCCTTTAAACCTTTGTCTACCCCATCAAACTCAGCTTTTAACTCATCTCTAGCCTCTTTTATCCTCAGGTATACCTTGACTAGCTTGTCTGGGGATATATCTCCTGATTCCATATTCGATCTCCTCTATGTATCGAGCAATAGAATGTAGTAGTTTTCTATGGTCTAGTCAAGTATTTCTTTGTATAAGTCTATCATCTTTGTGTGTACGTTTATTTTACTGTCTAATAAGCTGTAAACATGTTTTTCTATAGCAGATCCTTGTATTTGGACAACCGTACATTTGTTAGTTTGCCCTGATCTATGCACTCGGGCGTTGGCTTGGGCGTATGTCTCTAACGAACTGGTTGGCCCCCACCAGACAACGGTATCCGCTGCCGTAAGCGTCACCCCATGAGCAGCAGCTTGGGGTTGTATGACTAATACGCGAGGGTCAGGTTGGGTTTGAAACTCCTTAAACAATTGCGTACGCTTTCCTGCACTAACATCACCTCGGATTAACTCTGTTGTAATCCCGTCAGACCTCAAGCGTGCTACTAATATGTCTATAACATGTTTAAAGGGTACGAATATTAATACCTTCTTATCTGTCTCATTAATTACTTCCTGTAAAACCTTATATCTATGAGATATGTCGAACTCTAAAGTATCCCCCTTATCGGTATATACGGCCCCACAACTTATTTGCAATAGCTTATTCATACTTACGGCTGCGTTGACTGCGGTTATCTGCTCTCCTGCTGCGTCCATAACCATCTGATCTTTTAACAACTTGTAATATTTTAGCTGTTGTCTGGTAAGTGCAACTTCCCGTTTTACATACACCATAGGTGGTAGATCCAAGCACTCTTCCTTGGTGAAACGTATTGCTGGTTGTAACGCTTGATACACGATATCGGTGGCATTCTCTTTCGGTATCCACCTAAAGTTAGTGATCTTGGTCATAACCTGATCCCTAAACGCACTGGCAAATCTAGGAACATTCGTTGGGCTAACCAGTTTTGCTAACCCATAAGCATCTACTGGGCTTTGTGCCGCAGGGGTACCCGTCATCATCCAGAGCCATTTGTCTGGGGTCAGTAGGGCATTCAGTACTTTCCAGCGTTTTGTCTGGGGGTTCTTATAGTGAGTCGCCTCATCCACAATAATTAGGTCGAACCCACCCTCTGCTACCGCTTCGGATACGATCTCTAACCCATCGTAATTAATGATGACGTACTCAGCATCTCCCGAAATAATCTCTCGCCGTTTCTTGGCTGCGCCATAGGCTATGGCTACCTTACGGTGCATCGCAAAAGAAAACAGGTCAGCCTTCCATGCTGAGTCCATGATAGAGAGGGGGCATACAACTAAAACACGTTTTATTTTCTTCTGTTGCATCAAGAAGTCTGAAGCCCAGATAGCACTAGCAGTCTTGCCTGTACCCTGCTCGTTGAAACAGAATGACCGTTTGTTCATGGTCATAAAGGCAGCGGTTGCTTTCTGGTGGTCGAACGGTGTGTACTTACCTGTCCACTTATAACGTCCTTCAATAGGAGAGGGTACGCTAATACTTAGATTCTTTAAGACCTGCGCTTCGTCTACACCCCACCGAACCAGCACCTGATCGGGTGCTATTACTTTGCTGTAGGGTATGACCTCGGTGACTTTTGCAGGGTTGCGGAGTCGCAAGAGCAACGCCTTGTTCTGGTAAATTTCCATCTATATTCCTCGGTAGTAGCCCTGCTTCGTCCACAGATAGGGCTAGGTCTGCGATATCGGTATGAACTACCTTTGGACTAACCTAATTTTTACGGCATATACAAGACCGCGTTTTTTAGAGACGCATCAGGCTAGGCGTCTGGTAGTTTTCTTCTTCTTTAAGTTACGGCTACGGTTGGCACTCGCACTCTCCACCTTCACGCCGTCCTTGTTAGTGCCGCCCTGTGCTAGGGCTTTGTTATGGCTAACATCCTTACCTTCTCGCTTGTCTGCTTTGCCATTCTTGTTAGCGTCTTTACCCTTCTTATCCATTTCACGTCTAGCTTTCTGCCGCTCCATACGTGCCTTGAACTCTGGACTATCTACAGGGTTGTTTACTTGTTTCTTTCGGTCTGCTTTATTTCTGTAAGGCATCTAACTTCTCCCGTGGTAAGTGGTACTTAATCATTTGGTGGTTCTCTAAGTACGGACGATCAGTTACCGCCTCGACCGTCATAGGATGTCCTACTTTCGTTTGGTAACGTAAAGCACTTTTTAAAGCATCAACTTCGTGCGTCCAATACCCGTCTACCAACCCTGTCTCTGTATCTACAACTAAAAACGATTCTTTCACTAACTTCTCCCGTTATGTGGACACTCAAGCACCACGCAATGTGCTTTGCATAGCCCGCTGGGGCTAGCGTTCCAGACATCATTATTAAATGCGGTTTCCATATTTACGTAGTCCCGCAACCATTTCTCCCACAACGGCCCTTGGTCATGGGCATTATAGGTACCTGTTATTAATTCATTAGAGACCACAAACAGTAGCCCCCCTCGTACTTTCGTTATGCTCGGGAAGTGTTTGAACATAGCCATCGCCATCAGTTCGAGCTGCCCTTTATCAGCGTACCTAGCACTTTTACCTGTTTTATAATCCACTACCCATGCGGTGCTATCGTCGTCATCTATGATTATTAGGTCAGCAATACCCCGCCACCATACGTCATCCGCAAAGAAGTCGCAGGGTTCTAGGTTCTCAGTCAACCCCATCTTATATTCACACAATTTCCTACCGCGTTTAGAGTTTAGGGAATCTAAACCTTTTGTAGCGTAATCAAACTGTGGCGGCATCGGGGTGCCATCGCGTATGTACTCTTCGGCAGCTTCATGAAACGCGGTGCCGTAGTACATCGCCTCAGTCTCAGGCTCCGAGTAATCTTTGGATATCTTTAAATGGTAAAACTTCTTAGGGCATTGCTCGAATGCTTTTATCTTACTGAACGACCAAGGTGCGATACTCATTCATTTTCTCCAGACACGAAGTCGTACGCCTCTTGTAGTGCATCCATGAGGTGCGGTATCTCTTCAACGCTGAACGTCACCGTATCCAACCGACCACCTTCCATTTGGTTAATCACAATAACCAACTCAGGATCATCTCCTAACGAGGTAACCCCAACTGAGCTGACGATCATCTCTTGGTTATCTCTTACGTATCTCGCAGGCTTAGATTTGTAGTGTATATGTAACTTGTTTCTATTAGCGTGCTTAGTTCTATGCTCTTCAAAGTTTAGTATCTCAGTCACTCGCAATCTCCATAAGACTTACCTATACCCGACTCACAGTTAACGGGTAGACCGTCGGCCCAGTCGGGTGTCCAACGCATACAACTCTCTATATATGCTTGTGCTTCTACTAATTCTGTTTCGGGAACGCAACATACAACGGAATCGTGAACCGTCAAAACAACGCGGTATCGTTTAGCAATTTTTAACATCTGCTCCCCAATAATGCAACGCGCAACCGCTTGGCAGACATTCTCCACGACTTTACCACCGTATATTCTAGTGCGACCCCTACGAGTTTTGTACGTATACTCTGAGTCACCCGTAGTTTCATCTTTAGTTAGGGTGAGGTCGTCATACCGCATAAGCAGCCCTGAAGGTAAGCGTAGTGCCGACAACTTTGGCTCCACATTGAACACATAACTTTTACCAAAATCTGTAGCATCGCCTTGGGCTAGATAAAATAACATGTCTCCAGCACCGCGCCACAGGGCGCTTATCTTATCGT